TGAAATCTATGTAACGGCGGCAATTCCTTGGACGGATGCGGTAGAAAGTGAAAACGAATACGGCGTTCTGGTGGTGCTGTTTCAGGAAATTCAAGACGCACTGGATACCATGCACAAGATTGCCGCAGCATTCGGCGAGCCTGGGGACAAGGCGGCAGAGTACGGCGTGGATACCTTCTGGGGGATTCTGGAAACGCTTGCAGGGCGTGGGGATGTGGAATCCAGCTTGCAGAAGGGAATTAAGGCGTATTTGAATAGCACCGTTGGGACAAGTGGGTTTCAGTCGCTGGATAAATTGTTATTTACACCACATGGCACACAAACATTCACATCAAATGGCACGTTTACCGTTCCTGCTGGTGTGCATAAGATTTTGATTACAGCCTGTGGAGGTGGTGGCGGTGGCAAAGGTATAAGCGGAGGTTGGGGAGCTGACTATATTGTAAAAAGAGCTTTTAGTGTTGAGCCGAATGCAGTCATACCGATTACTGTCGGAAAAGGTGGTCTTGGGCAAGATGCTAATAGCGATCCAGAAATAGAGGCTACTGATGGTGGCGCAACAATAATTGGGAATCTGATTACAATTAGTGGAGGTTTTAAAGGTGGTGACAATACGCGAATACACAAAGGCACAAAGGGAGGAGAGGATACCGTATTTGCGGTTGCTGGTATTCAAGGTACTAGTAGCGGTGGAAGTTCTGGTAGTACTGGCGGTCAGGGCGGAGGTGCGTGCTTTGGAAATGGTGGAGATGGTGGTACCAATGGCAAGTATACCATTGGTAAGGATGCTACCAACGGAGGAACAGGTGCAGGCGGCGGCGGTCGTGCGCAGCGTGTAGGGAATAGTTCCAGTAGTTATAGTAAAGCTGGCAATGGCGGAGATGGTATTGTTATTATCGAATGGTGAGGTGAGAATATGAAAACTTACGCAATGATTTTACAAAACAGAGTGATTGATGTTCTGAAAGACCAAGAAACAGAACCCCACTATCCACCCGACCCATCGGGCAATCCAGTGACTGCTATTCCTTGTGACGATACCGTTACGCTTGGCATGATTTATGATTCTGAAACAGGTACGTTTTCGGAATACACACCACCCGAACCGGAACCCATCCCCGAACCACCTCTTTCCGAAACCGAACAGGCAATTTTAGACACAGCAATCAATGTAGACTATTTGGTCTGCATGAAGGAATTGGAAATTTGAAAGGAGAAATGAAACATGACATACGCAAGATTGAAAAAACTGATTACAAAGGGTGCATACGAAAAAGAGGACATGCTGAATAAGCTGGATGTATTCCTCATGGCGAATAGAATCACAGAGGAGCAGTATCAGGAATTGGTCGGCATGATGGAGTGATGTTATGATTACCATTCACGAAAAAACGGCAAAGACATTTGACACATTCGGGCTGGGGGCGTTGGTTCCCAGCCATTGTGTTGTGGAGGAAGAATTGAACGGGGCGTATGAGTTGGAGCTGAAGCACCCATACGACGATGGCGGCAAGTGGAAACGCATTGAACGGGGGCGGATTCTCTACGCATCCACGCCAAGAGGGATGCAGCCGTTCCGCATTTACTACGTCAAGCCGAGTATGAAGGAAATTTCGGTCAACGCAAGACATATTTTTTATGATTTACTGGACAACCAGTGCGAACCAATCAGCCACAGCGGTACGGCAGGAGCGGCTCTGGCAGCCATGCAGGCGGCGTTTGCCTATCCCATGCCGTTTATCTTTGATACGGATATTTCGCTGACAGGAACGCTCACAACGGGGCGCATGAATCCCGTACAGGCGTTACTGTCGGATGATGACGAAGCAACCTCGTTTGTCAAGGGCTACGGCGGCGAGCTGCTGCGTGATGGCTTTCGGGTATCTGTCAAGGCGGCACTGGGGCAGGACAGGGGTGTTTCCATCCGCTACGGGAAAAACCTTGTCGGGCTTGAGGTCACAGAGGATGAATCGGAGGTCAAGACACGCATTGTCTGTTATGGGAAGGGCGGCAGTGTAACGCTTGACAGTCCACATATCAATGATTATATCTACCCGAAAATCCACACGCTGACAGAGGAAAACAAGAGCATTTCCGAGGTGCAGGCAGAGGGACAAAAGCTGTTGGATGAGGGCTGTGACATTCCAAGCATCAACATCAAGGTGGATTTTGTGGCACTGGAAAAAACGGTGGAATATCGGGAGTATGCCGTTCTGGAGGAGGTCTTTCTGGGGGATATGGTAACGGTTATCAATACCAAAATGGGATTTCAGAAGCAAGCGAAGGTTATATCGTATGAATGGGATTGCCTTCTGGAGCAGTACAACGATGTGGAGCTGGGGGATTTCATCCCCACGCTTGCGGCATCCGTTACCAGTGGCGTGAAAAGCGGTTCGCTTGCATCCTCTGCGTATATCAATGCGGCATCGGTTATGACACTGCTCCAACAGCACTTGAATGATTTTAACAATCCGCACCATGTTACAGCGGCACAGGTGCAGAGTTAAGGAGGGGGAAGAACAATGGAAGATATGGAAAAAAGGGTGCAGGAGGCACTGGACAGCACCAAGTCCGCACACAAGCGCATTGACCGCATGGAGAAGCGGCAGGACAACCTTGAGGAGCTGACAAATGCGTTTTCGGTCCTGCAAAACGAGCAGGAGCATATCAAAACGGATGTCGGAGAAATCAAGGACGATGTGAAGCAGCTGGTTTCAAAGCCGGCAAAGCGTTGGGATGGGCTGATTGATAAGGCTATTGCGGTGGTTGTCGGTGCGGCTATCGGATTTCTGCTGAATGGTGGCGGTTTTTGATGAAAAAACGCAGACGGATTCGTTTTAAAATCAATAATGATACCATGACAACGATTGTGGTTTTGTCCCTATCGTTTTGTGTGTGCGTTGTTGTTGTGGGTATTATCTTGGCGTGCTTCTGCGTTGACATTTCATCCATCGTATCATCTGCACTGTTGCTGTTCGGTACGGAATTGGGTATCTGCGGTCTGATGAAGCTGTACGATAAAGGCGTGGAGCAGGCAGAGCGCAGAGCAGAGGAACGCAGGAAAAGAAGAATGGGAGTAAAGCAAGCGGAATGGGAGTGCAAGGAGGAATTGAGAGAAAATGAAAATGAATGAAGCGGCAAAAATCACAGTTCAGAATCTGCTGACAGTGAAATCCATCGTAACGATTATGCTTACGGTGGTTTTTTCGTATCTGGCAGTGGTGGGGCGCATCAGCGGAGAACAGTTTTTGACGATTTTCTCTGTGGTGGTGGCGTTCTACTTCGGTACACAGTACCAGAAGGGGAAGGAGGGTGTAGAGGATGGGGAATGAAAAAAAGACCGCGGGGGGCGGTCTTAATTCTTCTCAAAATCATAAATCAAATGATAACCCATTGCATTTAAAATTTTCTGTGCATCTTCAAAACTGAAATTTTTCTTGTTAATAAGCTTTGTAAATCCTTGAGGTGTAATTCCTAAGCTTTCTGCAATTTGCCGCTGAGATATTTTTTCTTCCAGCATAAGTTTTCTAATCTCAAGGATAATTTGTTCGGTGCTTTC